TTTGTTCAAGTCCGCTGCCGGGATGCCGTTTACTGGACCCGATACCCCAGAGATAGTCACGAAGTCGTTTGTGACTGCACCGTGGGCCGTGTCGTTGATGACGACGGTCGTCAAGCCGTTGGTTGTGGTGAAGGCGTTGGACGCGATGGTGACGGTATCGCGCAGCGGTGTGATGTCGTGAAACGCCCCATCAACACCGTTTTGAATATAGTATTTGAGGTTGGTCCCCAGACCAAGCAGGTTGTAGCCAGACAGGGTGATCCAGTTCCACAGCGAACGGCAGACGCCCCAGAAAGAACCAGTGGGCGGCATCAAGCCGCTCGATTGCGCTCCATTGTCGCGCTCCCACCCACCAAGCTTCTCAGGGTAGCCCGAGCGAAACCGCACCTTGTCCATCTCAAACCAAGTGCCCTCATTGGCAAGGGTGGTTGACTCTCGATTGACGCCTGGGCGTAGTTGCAGTTTCTGAAGTGGCATGGTCGTCCTACGACAAAAAGAGGGCGCGTTCGTCTTTGCGGCGCTTATCCAGCCCTGCCAGCACTTTACCCCCACCCTTGTTCCAAAGCAAGAAAGCGTCTGCTGCGCCTTCCCAATCGCCCCGGTTTGCTTTCATGCGGATGCTGCTGCGCTGGAGGTTGCCTAGCCCGAAATTAAAGGAAATACTGACCAGAGCGTCAAAGCGGCCTTGACTGCCAACACTGCCGGGCACAAGTCGTAAAACACCACGTTCAAAACTTGCGACATCCGCGTCGAAGAGATCGTTAATTTCCTGCTTGGACCAGACACGGTTGTCCTCCGGTTTTAATGGGTACTCCCTGCGGATCATGGGAATGTCGGCCTGGGTCTTGCCTTCTGGCCGCATCATCGGCAGGCGAATCTGCTCTTGGTACAGCACGTGGCCATAACCAATTGTCCAGATGTGCGCCGGACACAGGTACGGGCGGTTTCTAAACCCCTCGTACTTATGCATCAAGTCAGCGCCGACCTTGCTCAGTTTCACTTCTTGCCCCAGGTGCGGGTACCAAACCAAAATCCAATGATCCCGCCCAGCATGGCCATTTCGTCGGGACTAAAAATAATGTCCGAGTACCGCAGCACATCGTCCATGCTTTTAATCATCCCTGGGTTTGTGTACAGGTAGTAGCACAAAAACAAATTGATCAGCACCAACTCCAGCACGAAGATGTACGTCACAGTCGGGCGCACGGTGCCGACGTAGTTTGCCACCCACTGGCTGGCCCTGTCCAACACCTTTTCATCGTGCTTGAGCGCAGCTTCTGTCATCTGCGCCTCGGTCTGCATCATGACCTGATCGGTGCGGATTTCTTCAATCTTCTGCTGCGCGGCATATCCTTGAGCGGCCAGGGCCAACTCACGCTCGTTTTGCATCCTGGCCAGGGCAAGCTCGTGCTTCTGGTCGGCCTTGTTTTGGAAGTACTCAAGCAGCTTGGGCAGACCGCTGATGAGCAGGCCGCCGAGTGTGGAGATAAGTGACAACATACTATTTTCCTTGTGCCGTGGCTTCCACGATGAACCAAACAGTTGCGCCGATCACGACAAACACAACCAACGCGCCGATCAAAATAATGAACAACTCGTCCAACTCCTGCTGCCGTTTCTTTGCGGCTTCTTTCTTCCGACGCGCCGCATGGGCTGCGTCTGCTTCCATCCGCTGCGCCCGAGCCGCAATCCGCATCCAGACATCCATCTTGTTTGCCTGGAAAAACAGCATCTTGATCTGTTCCTCAAACTGCTTGGCCTGCTCAATGGCCATTTCCAGTTCAAGCGCCTTACCTAACGCGGACCCCTTAAAACCACCCTCTTGCGACTTCTGGACAACCTCGATGGCGTCGGCTTTGGCATCAAAATATTTACCCAGCACCGGCCCGAGCGAAGTGACATCATCAACCGTTGCGGCAACTTTTTTAACAAGTTCGACCGCTGACGATATAGCAGCAAGGGCGGTGATCGGGTCGATCATGATTCATGCTGGAGTGTGTTTTATGGGGGCTGCACACTGTTGATATTTTGCCAGTTCGGGTTCTGGCTGTCATCTATCCCGGCCCACCCAGGGTTCTGGCTGCTGGTGATGTTGACCCAATCGGCGTTTTGTTCGTTGACAATCGTCACCCAGCCGCCCACCCTAAAGCTTTCGGCCAGGACGGCGTTCTCAACAACGGCCACATTAAACGCTGCCGCCACGGTTTGGATGTCGTTGCTGTTGAGATTCTCAACCACGCTGCCCAAGAAGCTGACAGTGAAAGCCTCAACCGACTCGACCCCAAAATTCTCAATGACGGTGTCAAAAAACGCATTAGCGATTGTGACAATGTCCGCAGCCGTCATCCCTTCCGTCACAGCTTGGGCAAACTGCGCGGCGATTGCCTGGAAGTCATCCATCGTCACAGCCTCAGAGACAGACTCGGCAAACTGAGCGGTGATTGTTGGGGTGTCGTTTAGGGTGCTGGGTTCTGTGATGGCCTGCACAAATGCCGACTGCTGAGTGCTGGCGTCAGCCACCTCCAAAATGTTTTCCGTGCGGGTCTGGCCAAAGGCAAAGAAGACGTTCTGGGCGTCGGCAAGGTTTGCGTTCTCAGATACCGCCTGGGCAAACTGAGCAGAGATGGCTATGGCATCTGCCGGGTTGGAGTTCTCACTGATGGATTGCAAGAACGTCGAGGCTTGGGCGCTGGCGTCAGCGGCTGTGAACGGTTCATTGATGGTGGCAATAAACAGCGCGTTGCCCGTGATCTCAATGTCGCTCTCGGTGATCGGCTCAGTGATGGATTGCAGGAAGGCGGACACCTGGGTGCTGGCGTCAGCAAGCGTGATATTTTCCGTCACTGAGTCAACAAAAAGCCGCCCTGCCAGTGAAGCAAAGGGTGTCTGAGCAAAACTGGCAATCCCGAACATTGAGATTAAGGCATCAGCGCCTTGAGTTGCTCAGGCGTCTGTGCTGCATCCATCTGAGCCTGGAGAGCATAGTACTTGTCACGAATGGCTTGACGAGCGGCTTCTGCCGCTGTTGAGTCAATGCCAGGAATCTGCTTCATGATGATTGCGTCATGCGGCTCAAACTCTTTAGCACGAGCAGCACGACGAGCGTCGTGAGCAATAGCCTTCGCTTTGTCTATATTGATCTTAATCATTGCTGTACTCCCATGCTGCGCGAAAGGTGCGGTCAGACGGAATGTCGGCGACATCCACAATCTTGTACGGCTTGCCTGCCGGTACGTCTTTGGCCGCAATTGCTTGGATGCTCAGGCCACACTCGGGTGCCGGAACAATAACGGCAACCCCGCCGTCGTCGGTTGGATAGATGATGCGTTGGTTCATGGTTTACTCCTTGTTAACGGAAGACTGAAATACACACTGCCGCTTCATCATTAAAAGTTCCTGCGGTTCTTGTGGCAATTCTCACAGCGCTTGTTGTTGGTGTTGCTCCAGCACCAACATTTACTGTTGCATAGTTATACGCCGATCCCCACCCACCAGTAACTCCGACAACACTGTAATTCGCATCCGCCAAAGCCGTGGTGAAGTTCACCGTGTAGTCACCCGTGCCGTTGTCCGTGATGCTGGTGACGTTGCCAGACGCCCGAATCGCAACAGTGCCGGTGCCGTTGAAGTTGACCCATGCGCGACAACCGTAGGCTGTCGCAACAGAGCCGTAACCTGAGTTGAACTGGAACAAGCCAGCAGCAGTGATGGTTGCCTGTGTAGTTCCGTTTTGTTGGAAGTTGGTGATGCCATCATTGCCTCCTGTAGTCTTTAGACCAGAGGAGCCTGATACAACACCATCATCGCTATTGATTATGCTTGGCATGGTTTACTCTATGCGGACACGCCGCCGTCGTCGTTGGGGAAAATGATGCGTTGGTTCATGATGGCTCCTTATCTAAAAACAGCAACACTAAAAGCGAGCGGGTCTTCAGGAGCCGCTGCGGCTTCCACAAACGTTATAAACCTAAACGATGTAGTTGCGGAATCGTACGTTGCCGTGTTGGCCTGCGAAATGTTGACCGGCCTTTGTGTCGCGCTGTTTCTACGGCCAGAGCCAAGATACGAGTAGTTCACGTCAGGCATCGCCGTCGTGAAGTTCACCGTGTAGTCACCCGTGCCGTTATCCGTGATGCTGGAAACATTGCCAGATGCGCGAATAATTGTCGCAAGAGTACAGTTACCACTTGTGGTCCGTGATGTTGCAGATGTGACAACAAATACGTTTGCATTGGTTACGGATGTAACAGTAAATGCTTCTGCGCTTGCTGTTCCAGTTTGGAATGTGATGTAAACAGACTGACCTTGAGAAAGTCCATGACTAGTGATTGTTACAGTAATAGCCGTTCCTGACTGACTATAAGTTCCAGTTAGTGTTCCGGCACCGTTGAAGTTTACCCATGCACGGCAGCCGTAGGCTGTGGCAACAGAGCCGTAACCAGAGTTGAATTGAAAGTTGCCAGAGGCATCAAACTCACCAACCTGTACACCGCCCTCTGCAAAGCCAATCCTATCGGCTCCTGGGAAGTAAATGCCGGTGTTGGCGTCAGTCCCCCTGATGGCGGGAGTAGCAGCAGAACCGTCGATGTCAGACAGGCCGTCGGTGCCAGACAAAATTAGTGTCATGGTTTATTTCTCACTCATAAAGGATGTTGATGGAGCCAGCGTCGAAGGTGTCAGTGCCGTTGACGGTTGTGATGCGTACGCGGTCGAGGGTGCCACCGAGCGCAACAGAGCCACCAGCCAGAGTTACGGTCGGGGTGCTATCGCCAAAAACAGCCGAATACACCCAAGAATTTGCAGAAATGTTTGTTATTACGACATGACCATAGCTAAGAGTAGCAGCGGTAAAGTTTTCCGCGATGAGAAAACCTTGTGTAGATGATGTGGTGCTTGGGGCTGAGTCAAACTGATTGCAATATGACAGATATCCGCTGGTCGTGACAGAGCCAGCCCCAATCTGCACTAACCGGAAACTTGTTCCGTTCGTACTCACCCCGTTGAACATCACCGTAATCCGCTTCACCCACGATGGGATGCTGGTGAAATCAATCGACGTACCAGACGTCGATGCCTGTGAAGTGCCCGAGACAATTGCGCTGTTGATGCCGTTGACAACAAAGGTGCCAGTTCCATCAGGCAAAGACAGGGTTCGGCTGGAGTTTGAGTTTGGAGATGCAATGGTGAACGTGCCCGTCCCACTTGCGTTGCCTTCAATAGCGATCTTGCTCATTTTTGCTCCTTACAGGATCAGCCAACGCTGATCGGTTTCAACCGTGATTGTCACACCTGAGTCGATAGTGATCGGACCCACGCTCAAGCCGTTCTCGCCGCTGGCGATGGTGTAACTCACCGATGCCGTCGATTTGTTGGTCATGATTGCGCCGCCAGCCTGCGCTCCACCAATCCCACCCCACTGCCCCGCAGCGTAGCCCTCAAACGAACCCAGGCTGGTGTTGTAGCGGATCATGCCGTTTGCCGGTGTCCCGCTGCGCTGACCTGTCGTTCCTGCGGGCAGCTTGACCTGACCCGTGCCGCTGAAAGTGCCGTCGCCGGTAAAGGTGCCGGTAGTCCCGGATACGGCCCCAGAGAAGGTGCCAGTGGTGCCGGACACAGCGCCGGTAAAGGTGCCAGTGGTGCCGGACACAGCGCCGGTAAAGGTGCCCGTGGTGCCCGATACAGCCCCAGAGAACGTACCGGTAGTCCCCGACACGGCCCCAGAGAACGTACCGGTGGTGCCGGACACCGCACCGGAAAAAGCACCACTGGTTCCCGTCAATGCTCCCGACAGGTTTAAAGCGCCCAGGTGATCCAACTGATACCCAACGTCCGTGCCGTCGTTGTAGACTAGTGCCGTCTTGCCATTTGGGATGGTCACGCCAACCCCGGCCACGATGACCCGGATGCTCTGGCCTCCAGTGGTGGCGTTCTTGACGATGTACGTCTTGTTGATGGCCGGGACAATCAGGTCCCGCGTAGCCGTCAGGCTGACGCCCGATGTGACGTTCAAGAACAGCGCCCTGGCATCCTGCGCCGCGTTTGTATCCGTCAGCGTCAGGGTCTTGTTGGCATCGCTGGCAAACGTAACTGTTACCCGGCCAACAATGGCCTGCTCCAGCGCCGTACCAAAGTTGGTGTTGGTCGTCGTGCCCCAGGTGCCAACCTGCTCACCCGTGCCGATGAGTTCTATTTTTAGGTTGGATGAAAAGGTGGATGGCATGGCGTTTTCCTCAAATCATATGATTACACAACCAGCCATCTTTGACCAGATGCAACTGTAACTGTGACGCCGCTGTTCACAGTGATTGGACCGACAGATTGCCCGTTTGTGCCAGTGGCGATAGTGTAGCTAGCCGAGACTGTGGTGCTGTTGAGCACAATACCGTTGCTGGCCACCAGAGGGGTAGAAAAGGTCCAAGTGCCGTTGGCTGCTACGGTGGTTGTCGAACCCGAAACGGCAGAGCCGATGTTCATGGTGGTCGTTGAACCACTCAAACCACCCGTGCCAAAATTTACGGTCTTGGTGTTCCCGCTGGTAGTTGCGCCCGCCTGAATGTCTGTTGTTTGGGTTGCTGTAGAGCGGCCGATTGTCATCGTGCCGGTCTGCGATGTACCGCCAAGAGTTAATGTACCAGAGGTTGCACTAGTACCGAGGCTGGTAGTAGTACCAGAACTACCCGTAAGAGAAATGCTACTAGTAGCTGTTATTGTGCTACTAAATGTTTGTGTTGATGTAAAAGCGTTGTTAATGTTGGTAAAAGCAACGTTATAGGAGGCGCTTGATCCTCTAAAAAGCAAAGCCGTTGTCGTGCCCCAAATATCGCCGCTAACCGGGGTTGAGGGGGCAGACCCGTTGCTAATATTGAGTCCAGCCGTTGTCGCGGTCGATGCGGGCAGATTTAACTTGCCAGTCATCGTATCGCCAGCTTTATTGACAGCACCCAGACTCGTCAAAGCACCGCCTGCGGTTGTCGCGCCAGTACCGCCCGCCACAATAGGCAAAGTCCCCGCCGTCAGGGTCGATGCTCCCGTGGAATACAGCGCGTTATTGGCTCCGGTGAAAGTGGTCAGCCCCGTGCCGCCGTAGGCTGGCTGAATGGTGCCACCTTGCCAAGTGCCACCGGAGATGACCGCCGAGCCAAGATTGAAGGCGTTCGTGCCAAACGTCACGCCCTCCGGCAGATAGGCATGAAGGTCCCAAGTGCCACCCGTCGTGCCGTTGTTCGTCAAAAACACCGCGCCTGCACCGCCCGAAGGGATGGTGCTAATCGTGGCAGTGGCGTAGTCCGTGATGGTCAGGGTGCTCGTGGCGAGGTTGTTGAACACAAACGCCACACCCGTTGTCAGAGTAGTGGCGTCAGGCAGTGCATACGTCTGCCCACCCGTCCCAACAAGGGTTTGGATGTAGCTTGAAGCCGCCGTCAGGGTTGTAGTTCCACCTGCTGCGGTTGTGTTGGTGTTGGCCTGATTGACCCGGTTGACCGTGATGTTGGAGTTGGCATCCCGAAGCACCACTGAGTTGGCCCCGGAGGAGGATGTGACCCCCGTGCCGCCGTACGCCACAGCAATAGTTGATCCCTGCCATGTGCCAGAGGCTACAGTCCCCAGGGCCGAGACGTTGCCGCTTCCATCGAGATTGACCGACCGCCCAGACGGGTAGGTCACAAAGACGCTAACTACCCCAGAGAAGGTGACGGCGCTTCCGGTGTTACTGGACGCATAGATCGTCGTGCGCGTCAGCGTGGGTCCTGTGGTCGAATACGTGCCAAGGCCCACCTCCCAATTACCCGAACCGTCAGTGGCGGAGTAATAGGTTGTGTTGGTATTGCCAATGACGGCGAACGTCTGAAAGCCAGCAATCGCCCCCGTAAGCGTGAAGCTTACAGTCGTATTCGCCGTGGCCGACTCTTGGACACGGTTTGCAAGGACCAGAGGCATCTAAACCCCCTATTAACTCGTCGCGGTGGTCGAGTAGGTAACCGAAACCGTGTCGCCTGCCGTCGTGACTTTGGCCGTTCCAAATGCGCCTGCGCTGTACAGCGTACCGGAAGTATTGCCTTGAGTCGAAGACGCGCCAGAGCCGGTCACCAAGAAGCAGCCACCGACCGTGCCGCCGCCACCCGTGATGGTGTAGGTAATTGCCGATGCGGTCTTGGTCGTCACGTTGGTGGGCGTAGAGCCAGTCGAGGTGGCAGCACTAAACGATGCAGTACCTCGCACAGCCGAACCGCCAACGGTGTAGTTGGTGAACTCAGTCCAACCTCCGTGCGATGCCATCGTATCTGAAGCAGAAAACGTCGGGCTTGCACCAGAAATCAAACCCAGGAACGGGCCAACCGTGGTGTAAGAAGAGCCAGACAGCAGGGTGTCGAGCATAAGTTCTTTGCCAATTGCATTGACCAGATTGGGGAACTGATCTTCCCACTTGATGTTGCCATCGGCATCGCGGCAAACCACATGGTAGTGGCCTTCAATACCAACGGTTTCGGACCCAGCCACATTTGACTGCATGGTCACTTCAGCGTGGTCACCGAAGTTGGAAAATTCTTTTTGCATGATGACTCCTTAAACAAGTCTGATTAGGGCAGAGGTGCTCGTGTTGGCGGGCATCTGCACGGTGAAAGTGGTGGTTGAGGTTTTGTCAGACCCAAAGTCCAACACGCACACAGCGCCGTTGTCACCCGGCGTGTAGATCAATGCGCCACGCGCTGTAATCGCCCCCGTCCACCCTGGGGATGAGAAGTTGACGTACGTGATGCTGCCGCTGGCTGTGTCCTGGCTTGCGATGGTGGCGGTCACAACCAAACCCCCTGCGACATAGTTGCCGCCAGAGGCTTCTCCGGTAGTGGTATACGCCGTGGTGGTCTGATCCAGCGTGGCTGAGTTGGTGTACAGCGCCAGATAGAACGTATCTGAGGCAAAGTTGATCGTGCCGTTGGCAAGCCCCGACCGCAGCGTGTTGCAAGAGAAATTTCCGGTGAACGCCATCAGGTCACCGCCTGTCTGTACTGCCCACTCCTGTAGGCATCCTGCCGCTCCAGTCCATCGCCCAGACGTTTAGCCAGAGCAAGGGCCTCTTTGTACTTACCGTCGTACAAGGCCATCAAGTCGGCCTCGCCCTTCATGAACGTGTAAGCCTCAACCAGAGAGCCGTACAACAACACCGTGTCAAAGTTATCGCCCAGCCAAGTCTGGCCATCAGCGGCAACCGTGATCGACTCAGGGTAATAGTAGTAATGCAACTCGACATCATAGGCCGCATCAGGTGTCGGCCCAAGGATGAAACTTAACTCGTCAGAGATGGTTGCGCCAGAAACTGTCGGGCCAAACAGCGCGTAGTACTTGGGCGTCCCGGTGTCGTTTGGCGACGGGTACGCTTGCCGGATGAAGTTCACATCCTTGTTGAGCAGGTACT